CTCCGAGGAGCGGCCCGCAGTGCGCGACGCTTCCATCGTGGTCGAGGACCCGACGACCTTGGTGAAGATCTGGGTGTAGTTGCCCTGGCGAACCGTGTTTGGACGGCTCGCGTTGGCAAGATCGGCACCCTGAACGCTGTAGTTATTGGCATTCGCGGCTGCGAGCTTGTCGGTCTGCCATTCGTGATAGACCTGCGTCGCCTTTTCCGTTCCGATCGCCTTCTGGAACGGGCAATCGTCGGGGAACAGCGCGCCGATGGTGTCGGAGAGATCCTCGCGGATGCCGACGCGGCCCACCGCCTGGATGGTGTTTGAAGGTACGGCCATTTTTCATGGCTCCTATGCTTGGGGCTAGAATTTGATCTGCCCGGTTTTTTCGAGATACTGGAGGAACGCGGCGCCCTTGACCTCGCGGTTGTTGGACGTGATCGCGGTCTCCAGCGCGGCTTGTGCGCTCTGCGCTCGAACGGCATCGGACCCCTGGGCAGTGCCTGGCCTCGTCGTGACGGGTGGCTTGCCCTTGGCCGCGCGAACCTTGGTCATCTGGTTCTTCATCAGCGCCTCGTACTTGTCGGCCTTGTCGAAGGCGTCGGAGACGGTGCGCATCGCAAGGATGTCCTGTGCGCGGGCCTGTCCAATGAGTTCGTCGGGATATCCGATGCGCTTGGCGACTGCCGTGAGCTTGCGCTGCAGCTCAGGGCCGGTCGTAGGATCGGCATATTCCGGGAAATTCTCGACGATGATGCGGTGCTGTTCCGCGTGATTGACCTGCTCGAGCTGAGCCGCCTGCCACTGGGCCTGTTGAGCGTGTTGCATGGCCTGCTGCTGCGCTGCTGTGCGCTGGGCATTGGCCTGCTGGTACGCCCTCATCTGCTGGGCATAGGCAATCGGGTCCTGCACTTGCAGCATCGGGTCAGGCTCGGAAACCGTGATGGCTTCCGCGATCTGCTGATACTGCTGGGCATAGGCGGCATTGACTTGGGCAAGCTGCTGGATTGCAGCCTGTTCCGCGTCCTGCCGTGCCCGTGCGGCTTCCTGTGCCTTGGTGTTGAAGCCCTTCTCGAGTTCACCGATGCGGCGCGCGGTAAATTCCTGCGCCTCACGCGGTAGGTTATTGAAGGCTTCCTTTTCCTCGGCGCTGAGCGAATGTGGCGGCTCGATGGGAGGCAGATCGTCGGCTGTCTCTTCGGTCGCTTCTTCGCCTTCGGCTCCTTCGGACGCAGATTCCTCTGCTCCTTCTGCCGGTGTTTCCTCGTCCTGTTCGTCCGTGATTCCGAACTCTTCGCGAGCAAGGTTCTCGAAATAGTCTTGCGGGGTCGGTGCGGTCTCAACGGGCGCGTTGGTCTCGCCTCCGACTGCCGGGGATTCCGACTGGGTCATTGGTTTGTCCTTTTTCAGGCTTCTGGTGTTGCGCTCTTGTGAGCGATCCCGGCTGTTGCCGTGGATGGGTGTGGCGAGTTGGCCTCGCTCTTGTTAGTATGCTAGTCGGAGTGCGTTTTTCCGAGGTGTCTGCTTAGACGTTGCATCCTAGCGGTCAGGCCGCGCTTGAGCTTGCACGGGACTGCTCTGGCCTTCGGGTCCATCACGCCACGGCTTGCGAGCGGTAAGGAAACGTCCGAACGGGTGTGAGGCCCGTACTTAAATCGCCCCGATCTTCAGCAATCGCTGTTGCGCGTCGGTCATTTGCGCGATCTTCTCGGCTTTTAGCTTCTCAGCCTTCGCCAGATCGCCGTCACGCATGATTTCGCGCATTCCGGCGTCCAGAGTGCCCAAAACCCGCAAAGCCACTGAGAGCGCGGTTATGGCGTCCGCACGGCGTTGTGCGTTCAGTTCGGTTGCCGAGACCTCGGCCATCCTGCCGAGATATTCCTCGCGAAGTTTGGCGAACATCGGGGCGATGAACTCTTCGTGTGCTGTCTGGGCGCGGTGAGCCCGGGCCATGCGTTCGGTTTCGGTCACAGCCAGAGCCTCGTTCTGGAATGCCGCCCGTCCACCGAACGCCCCGCGTTGATGTTTTCCTGTCCCTTGACGACCTTCGCGACAATATTGTGGACGCGCTGGCAGAGCTTGCACTGCGTAAAGCTGTGGCCACTCGGCTTGCTGTTCTCAGGCGTCTTGGGATGCCCGCACTTGAAGGCTGCCATCACTTGTCCAGCGCCCCACCCGGACGCATCTTCGCGATCTTCTCGCTGCTGTCGATCGTCGCTGCGTGCTTGGCGGCTTCCAGCTTCATCTGCTGCGTGTCGAGCCAGCCCTGCAAATTCTGCTGCCGCAATGCGATTTCGGCCTGCGCATGGGCGTTCTGCGCCTGCAACTGCAGCTGCCCTTCGCCCTTTGCGGCCTCGAGCTGCAGCTTCTGCTGATCCATCGCGCCGCGCATCTGCATTTCCTGCTGCTTGACCTGCACCTGCGCCATGAGCGCCTGTGTCTTCGGATCGGGTTGCTGCGGTTGCTGCGCTGCCGGGTTCTGCGTCGGGTCGGTCCAGAGGTCGTTGGGCTGCAGGTTCATGTCCCGCGCCAGCGCGGTCAGATTGTTGAACACGTTCTGCCATGTGCAGACCGGCGACTGGCTCATCATCGCCATCGACTGTGCCTGCGCGATCGACTGGCGGAACATGATCCGGTCTTCTTTCGAGCCCGAGCCCAAGCCGACCGCAACCTGAACTTCCATGTCTTCGGGCCATTGCGACGGATCGACCATGTGATACTGGCCGTCGACGCGGATCTGGAACGGCTTTCCGAAGCGCCGCATCAGGCCAACCTTCTTCATGAACAGCCGCGCAACGCCTTCCGCGAAGTTGCGCATGATGTAGCGCTCCATCTGCTGGCCCCGGCTCATCAGCTGCGCCTGCCCCTTGGCCGTATCGTTGAGCGTGTTCTCGTCGACGCCGCGATTAAGCTGCGTAATCCCGGTCCTGTTCTCGCGCTGCTTGGTCTTGAACTCGATTGCCTGGATGGCAACGCTGGAAACATCTGTCCGCTGCTCGGGAACTGGCGGAACGCTGCCCGTGAACCTGACAATGCGATTGGGAGCGATGGTCAGCAAGTCGTCGATTGTATGTTCGCCGCAACTATCCTCGTGGATGAACGTGCCGGGTCTCAGCTGGGCATAGAGGCTATCGAGCATCGAGCGCTCAAGCACCGTGTTCACGCGCTGGATGTCCATCGTCTTGTCAGCGAGCGACTGTCCGACCGCCCGGCCCTGCATCGGGTACGGGCACCACCACTCGAACGGCTGGTAATCGACGGGCTCAACATTGAGCACGGTATTGCCGACGCGGCAGACCTTCAGGCGCTCGGCTATGCCATCGCCGTCCAGATCGAAGAACGTATATTCCTCGCGATAACGGACCTTGCGCAGCATCCCTGGACGGTTCTCGCCCAGCGAATACATCAGCGGCAGATTGTCGTTGCGGGCCTGGGCGAGCGCGGAATAGTCCGACAGGCCGCTGTCGCCATCGTCGGAAATGCTCTCGACTAGCGCGCGGTCATAGCCCATCTCGATGAGATCTGAGAGCGACTTCAGCGGGTGGTGGGCAAGATAGGGGGAGGCGTCGATGTCGCCGGTCGTGTCCATCGAAAAGCTGAACTCTTCCAATGGCACATGGTAATCGGGAAATTCCGCTGCCGTCTCTTCGAGCGTGATTGCGCGGATCATCGGCGCGCCGTCGAGTGGGTGGGGCTGCCCGGTCTCTTCGGCCGCAATCGCATCATCGGGAACAAGCGCCGGATGATAGAGCGCATCGACCCGCTTGCGCTTGGTCTCGACGCAGCTTTTGACAATCCCGATCTTTTCGAGAAGCCCAGCCTTGGCCCAGTCGTGGATCAGCCTGTAGCCTGACTTCCTGCGGTACAGGTAGTGCATCGCCTCGGTGGCGTCGTTGCATTGCTGCTCATCGCCCGCGTTCTGCGCCTCGAACTCGACGATCCGTCCTGACGCCACGAACACGTCGAGCACGCTCGTCAGCATGTAATCAGTGACCTCTGCGACATCGCGGGCAACGACTTGGCTGCGGCCCTCCTCCTCGTCACCATAATCGGCGCCGTTGTAGGAGTTGATCGCCGCTTCCACTTCCTCGAGCAGCGTGCCGTTATAGGCCCGGTTCTCCTCATCACGGAGAAAGGCGAGGAAGTTGGGATCGACATCCATCTAGTAGATCCCCCGCGTGTTGTATTTGATGGCCTGCTGCTTCACGCTCCTGGGCGCAACGGCAGCGGTCTCGAATGACTTGTAGCCGTGGCTGAACTCGTCATGGCGAGCCGTGGCTTTCCACGTCCCGAGCTTGTCGTCCCAGTCCTTGCGGTAGTTATCGAGGCACTGGATCAGGCGAGAGCAACGCACCTCGTCAATCCAGATGCTCGGCAGCAATGCGCGCGACGCCTCGATGCCCGCCGCCTCTGTGGCGATACGCGGAACGATCGTGATCGGGCTGATCCCGGCTTCCTCGGCCCATTGCTTCTTGGTCTTGGCCACCAGTCCGAGCGAGCGATGGTCGCCATCATGCGGGAAATAGTGCTTCCCGTAGATGTATTTCTTGTCGTTGAGGACGCGGGCAAAATGCTCGAAGCCCTCGCCGCTGTTCTCGTAATAGTCGATGATCCGTTCTTCCGCGCCGAGCTGCTGCTTGAACGTCAGCGCCATCGCATCCCCGACGCCAAGATCCCAATAGACATCGACCGGCTTGTTCAGCACCGGGATTCGGCAAATCCGCCCCTGTTCGCGCATCTTGCGCATTTCGGTGGCGAAGTAGGCGCCTTCGATCGAAGCCTCGAACGCCTCGTCCGGAGTGGACGGATATTCGCGCTTCATGTCCTCGCCCTGCTCGTCGGCTTTCTTGACGTACCAGGCGCGCTGTTCCTTTGTGAGGGTGATGCCCTGACTTTCGAGCTTGGCGAAATACTCCTGCATCTCGGCGGTCTCGACGACTGCGGCATCCAGCGAATATTCCGGGCTCGTCCACCACGGCGCGAAGTGGAACTTGAAGTCCATCTCAGTGAGTGGATCGCCCTTTGCTTCCCGATCCTGCGCCGCCTTGGTCATTTCGAAGAAGTGGCCGACGTGGCCCTCAGCCGTGGATTCGACCACGATCCTCTGGCCCAGCGCGACCGTGTTGAACGCGCCGGTCTTGACCTCCTTGGCCTTCTCCGGAAACTTCGCGCAGAGCTTGCCATATTCCGAGACGTGGAGCCGCTGCAGCGTTCCTGAACGCATCGACGTGCCGACCCGGATCGATGAGCCGTTGCTGAACTTCAGGCTGCGCACCGTGTCGTTGGTTGCGCTGACGATCGTCCGAAACTCTGGCGGGAGCTTGTCGTACGCAAACTTGATCTTGTCTGCGAAGAACGCCTCCGCGTCGGTGAGATTGTGCGCGATGACGCCCGCCGAAGTGTTCGGGATGAACAGGCAGTCGTCCAGCATTTCGAGCTGGATGACGGTTGTGAAGCCTTTCTGTCGTGCCTTGAGAACGATATCGAGGCCGTGGCGGTCGCGGATGAACCGCTCCTGGTCCGCGTTCATGCAGAACGGGACTTCCTTTCCGGCCTTGTCCTTGATCCTGTAGAAGCCGCCCCTGAGCCGCGTCAGCCTGTCAGGCCAGCGCTTGGAACAGAGCGTCAGGAAGTCAGCCCGAGCCACGCTTTGGCTTCGTCAGACAGGTCGTGCTTGTGCTCGATCTGCTGCTTGTCCGAGTACCGCTGCGACCATTTGCCGATGAGGCGAATGCGCGTGTCGATGCGGATGCGCTTGTCGTCGGACTTGTCGTTGCCGTCCGCGATGTCGAGGCATTCGTCGGCAAGCGCATCGCAGCCCAGTTCACGCGCCGTGATGATGTTCTCCATCCGCTCGGGATGGCGCACGAACCACATCCGGACCGCGCTTTCCCCTTTGCCCAGCTCACGGCAGATTGAGCGCAGCGAGCGCCCTTCAGCCAGCTTGCCGCAAATGTCGGAAAGCTCGGCGTCGGTCATTTAGGCAGCCGGTGCGGGCGGGTTGAGCTGGTCCGTGATCGCGTTGATCTGGTTCTCGGCGTCGGCCAGCTGGCCCTGCAGCTGAGTCACCTGGGCTTGTGCGGCATCGCGATCGGTCTGCGCCTGGGTCAGCTGCGACTGCGCTCCAGCAAGCGCATTGGCGTCGTTGGCGATCTTGGCGAGAACCGCATCCTTGGCGGCGTTCAATGCGCTGATGGCGTCGGTGATCATGGCGTGAACCTTTTCCTCTTCCGTGTGAATGAACGTCTCGACAATGCCGATGTCGTGGCCGGCGATCTCTTCGACGCGGGCAAAGGTA